TCTTTAATCGTATCTACTATGTATTTCTGTACTTCTTCTACTCTGTCATCTGTCACTTCATACTCTAATAAGCAGTCTTCAATCCAATATTCATCCTTAATTACTTGTGGTAGCATGTCAAAATCATTCTTTGATTCAGCTTCATCTAGCGTCATCATGACGGTAATCTCATCCATACCAGAAGCTAATAACGCCTTCTCAAAGTTCTTACGCATTTCTTTAATTATCTTACCTCGATTGACCATCTTCTGCTTAATCTTACCGTTCTTCTGTTTCCAACAGATATAACAATACTTCAGCATATTCCACATAACCTTATCAATCTTCATACCTTTTTGCTCAAGACCTAATTTGTATACAATTAATTGCCGACCTGAGTCAATAAGCTTACTTCCGCTAAAGCGACTGCTAGTTTTGAAATCGATAACATCAACTTGTTCATCTCCATGTTCACGAATAACGTCAATATAACCGTACATATAATACTCACCGAACTGAGCTATATACATTTTCTCTAATTCAAAGTTACCGTCTAGCTTTTTGAAATTGTCACAGAAGTGTTCCATGTCTTTACGAAATGACTTCTCGATTGACTCATTAGGGAAATACATATTATTCATTTCTAATTTGAATAGTTTAGTGTTAAGTTTACGTTTGAAGTCAGATGTATCCTCAATTTCACCACGATAAACACCTTCTAAATATTCATGAACAAACGTACCAACTTCACTATATACGTTCTGCTCCCCTCTATTACGTTTTACATATGTATTAAAATATTCAAATTGGCATCCGTTATAGGTATTGATTCTACTAATTGAGTATAGCGTAACGCCCTTTTCTCGTAACTCATCTACAATCTTTTGTTCCTTCTCATTTCCCGTTGTATGTACCATTAAATTCCTCCTATATAGTTCTCATACCTTTTTAGCACAATGTTTAATTACACCCTTAATGTCTTCTTTCGGCAAATCAGAAATACTCATCTTACTACCTTTAGGTAAATACAATCCGTTTCTATCATCTATGTAATACACTTCATTATTTAAGAAGCTGTCCATTTTCAATCGTTCAGCTATTTCCACGCTCTTTTCGATATTCATACCTTCGTCCAAAGCTACAATAATACGTTTAGGAAACATAGCCTTTATATTTCTTTCTTGTAATTTGCTTAAATTACTACCACCTAAGCCTAATCCTAATGAAATACCTTTTGACTCTAATTGCTGTGGAAACTTTTCCGACTCACCAATTATGATAAATTTATCCCTCATGATATTTTCATAATTATGACTATATCCGAATAAGGTTATGCTTTTTTTAAACGGTATAACAGGAAACCATTTGTTTTCTAAATGAGATATTTCACTAGAACTCTTATTTAATCTCCCCATTAGACCTATTAATCTTCCATCTAGAGAACGCCAAGGTACTATGATCCTATTGCTTATAACGTCATATCCCACTTGGTATTTCTCTTGTACTGATAATGATATTCCATCTTCGTAAAACATTTTAGATGGAGTTATCATGTAATTATTTAATACATCTTCTTCGATAAAATCTACATCTTCAATTTCGCAATCATTACCGATTCTCTTAATTCGTTTGTAAAAACCTCCGAATGACGGTTTGACTTCTTGTATTTTACAACTCTTAAAATCTGTTTTATTAGCGATAAACTTTAATACTTCTGGAAATTTTTTATTTCCTAATTTAGCAGATATTAAACTGATAATATCTCCTTCTACTCCTTTTGAATAACAAGTTGCTGATAAATTATCCTTTGTTATCCTAACGGAAGTAGGATTCCCACCGTCCTCCCAAGCACAGCGTATCTCATCTCCCATTTTGTGATTGGGATTTATGTGTGCAAATCCAACATCCTCTAGGAGTATCAACAATTTATCTTCGTTATTTTTTATGTAATTTTTTAATGCTGATACATCCATAGACACCAACCCTATACATTAATTATTTACCGAACCCATCGTATTCAATATTGCAATATCCGATTTCCTTATAGTAGTTAAACGCCATATTACGTTCACATACAACTTGTAAATCAGTAGTACCGTAACGATTCTTAGGTACAAAGAAGACTACATAATCCTTATCTTGTTCTAGCTTAATTTCTTGTTTGTTATTGCTATACTTTCCAGTTACGGGGTTTTTGTGATGATTGTAAACAAATAATTTCTCTTTTTCAGAATCCTTTAATGGTCTAAACATAATTACTTGACCTGCTGTTTCAGCAATAGCTCTAGACTTACCAATGCACGATAAATCTAAGTATTTACGTTTAGATGCTTCTGACGATAATTGAGCAGTAGCAACTATAGCAATATCTTCTTTTTGAGCAATTTGGAATAACATTTTAGCTGTTTCAGAAAACTCAGCCCATGCTTTATCTGATGATTCATCTAAAGGTTTTAACGTGTCTACTAAGAATATTCCAACGCCTAATTTTGAATACTTCTTTACTAAACGTTTAATATTCGCAGTACCATAGTCTGTTAAATGCACATAATGTAATTGATTTTGATATTGTTCTAACCACTTAGATGCTTTAATTAAATGTTCTTTATCTTCATCAGTAAACCCACCGAACAGTAACTTTTGACGGTTCATTTTTCTGTAATTAATTCTATTAAATAAAACAGTTGCCAATATCATTTGTCTGAACTGTTCTTCATCTTGTTCATTAGCCAATACGCAAATCTTTTCTCCTGCTTCTAATACAGGTAAAACGTACATGTTTAATGCCGATGTGGTCTTACCTTGACCTATTGAACCTAGATGTAAAATTAAATTTTTCTTATGTATACCTGCTAAATGATAATTCAACATTTTAAAACCGATAGGATAACCGATACCTTCGCCAGAATCCCATTTCTCAATCCATTTATCATAACCTTTTGATAAATCCGCTACAGTCATACCGCTTGAAGATGAACGTAAAAATATATTATTTAATTTATACTCTATAAAATCTTCTAATTGCTGATATGTCATATTGATAAATTTATTATGATATGCTTTCACATCAAAACCCTCATTATACAGATGTATAATTGCATTACTTTTTAATAACTCATCATAATAAGTTTCAATATTCTTCTCATCAACCAATGAGCGAATATCTCGAATAGTATCGTATCCACCACGTAATTCAAACTCTTCTCTGCTGTGTGGACGTTCTGATAAATAGGCATCAATAGCGGAAGGATCAAATACTTTGAAACTCAATTCATGCATTCGTAATCCCATTGTGTAATAGAAGTTACCTTCTTCTGTCATCAAATCATCATTGATTTTTATATCACTCTTATAATCCTCGTATAACTCAGGCTCTTTCCATAAGGACATAACAAAACGTCCCTCTATTTCTTGTCTACTCTCCACTAAAAATTCTGGTAATATCAAGCTCACAGTTCATCCTCCTCTAAGAAGCTAGAAATATCATTGCTTGATTTTTTAGGTTTATATACTACTTTTTCCACATCTTCAATTGCATTCGCTTCAATCATTTTGTTAGTAATTGATTCTGCTTTTTGCTCAGATTTGCTTTTACTTTCTAACACGCTCACTGTATCATTCAGCTTAGATTCAATAATTGAGAAGATGTATCGCACCATTCCCCACTCACTAGACCATCCACCGTTATTAGCTTTCCACTCAATCGTACTAGCACCATCACATAAACATTTGTAAATTACATCATACTCATACATTGTGCGTAATTTATTCAACTCTTTACGAATTGAGTTAGGAAACAATTTAGTTTCATCGTAATTAATTAGTTTTGCTATGTAATCCATAATCCATTTAGCTTTACGTTTTTCTAATTCTTGATACTCATGTTCTTTGACATGTGAATCTGAACAAAAGTAATAATAACCTTTAGTTGATTTAGGAGTTGAAATAAATGATTCATTCGTACCCTCCAATTTACAAATCGTACACTTAACTTTTCTTGCCATTGGCTACCTCCTCTAGTTGTTATAGTAGTAAAGATATTAGGTGAGTGAGAATAAACCCACCTAATATTTAATTATTTTACTCGAATAACGCTACTGCTTTACGGTATACTGATGTTGGGATTGAATCTGTAGCAGATGTTTTATGCCCTGTAGCTTTGAATAATGCGCCAATTTCAGCAACTACATCCTCGTTTGCATCTTCATCTCGCACATATGTAGTAATCTTTTTAAGTAATACTT